AGAGTAGTTTTCACTAAAATCTCTAGTACTTGTTATTGTTAAAGTTATTCTATATGTTCTGTTATCACTTCCTGTATATGGAATTGTTATTACTTCGTTTGTAATGTCATCTGCATTTACAGAAAAGTTTTCATTGTCTACTTTTCTATACCATGTTCTATATCCACCGGTAGCGGCGTTACCAAACACACCATCTGGATAATGTAATTCAATTCTGTTGTTCTCAATCGAGTTGACACTTACAATATCTCCTGAGCCAGTTCGTAGAGCATTGTATATTGCAGTTTCACGTGTATCATTGTCTACTTTCGTTACACTTGAAACATATGCTCTTTGTGAATCTAATTTTTGTACCCATACATCAGAGTTTGATATATTAATATCTGTGATTGATTGTGTTCTGTTTGAAAGCGTTGTAGTATAATTTTCATCTTCAAAAGATAATGCACCAGCGACTGCATAGACAAAGAATCCAGTTCTATCACTAGCAGAGCCTAGATTATCATTTCGATTTATAATTGAAAACTTGTTGTTTATATTTGGTTCATCTTCATAAATTTTTGAAGTGTTCTCGTTTATTACTACACGAACTGCTTCAAATTGTCTAGATTTTCCACCTACGTTAGAAGTAAATGGATAGTTTATATTTTTTGAAGTCGTGTCTTCGTTGACTTCATATAAAGAGTGGTCTACCTCTGCTATAGTTAACTTAGATGTAGGATTTTGAATTTTAGTAGTAGCAGAAAAAGAAGAATTTAAAATACTGATGAAGTTTTCATACCAATCTATATGGTTGCTATCATTCCAATTAATAATTTTACCAGCAAGACTAACACCTTCGTTGTCTAATACGTCTTCGTCAGTTGTGACACTTGAAATCTTCATAAAGCCCTTTGCGTTGATTGGGCGTGTCTTATTATATCCTAGAGTTTTAGCCATCTGTAGAATACTTGCTCTACGTTCAGCAGTATCCATAAAGTTCTCTCTAGTATTCATGTCTAGTCTAAATGCTAAACTGTGTCCTAGATATGCGACTAAATCTAAAACTGCAATGAATTCTGAACTAGCAATAAAGTCGTTAAATTTTTCAGGATAAGTTTGGGCAGTGTATGTTAGTAGGGCTTCTCTGATTGTGTCAAAGTCATATGCCTTAAGACTAACGTTAGTGAATGCAGTATAGACTGCTGTCCAACTTTCACTTGCGAATAAATTATCTGTACGTTCTTGGCTCATAATATTCTCTCTGTTATTCTTTTGCTAAATCTATCTTCAATTCTACTGGTTCAAGTGTTGGCAGTATTTGAAGTCTCAACATAGCGTTTAATGTGTGGTCAGAGTCCGTGATTTCAACACTAACGAACTTGCATCTCGGGTCATCATTTATAATATCTGTTAAATCTTCTTCAATCAACTCAGTCGTTTCCTCAGTTAGTGGCTCAAATAACATATCATGAATAATTGACCCGTAGGTAGGCAACATCACTCGTTCGCCTTTTCGGGTCATGATATGATTCATAAGGTCTTCAATCACTAAATCTTTGTCATTTAACTCGTGATTTATGGCAATCGTGTTTTTGGTACTAAAACCTGTGAATAGTGGCATAACTTTATTTTCTCTGTAGTTTATTTATAAATGTATTTATCTCCTCTTAATATTCGTAGTTAAAGATTGACAAATGAAGAGAATAATGTTATCATAGTATATAAATAACAGTAACAATCACAATAAGGATAACAATTCATGCCAAATCTAGTACCAATGGTCGTTGACCAATCAGCAAATGGAGAACGTAGTTACGATATTTTCTCTCGTTTATTAAAGGAAAGAGTAATATTCTTGACTAGTGAAGTCAATGATTATCAGGCAGATTTGATTTGTGCCCAGTTATTATTCTTAGAAGCAGAAAATCCAGATAAAGATATTCACTTCTATATCAACTCTCCTGGTGGAGCAGTAACATCTGGTATGGCAATATACGACACGATGCAATTTATCGGGTCTGACGTTGCAACTACTGTGATGGGCCAAGCGTGTTCTATGGGTTCATTACTTGCTCAGGCTGGTGCTAAAGGAAAACGACATGTGTTGCCAAATAGTCGCACAATGATTCATCAACCTAGTGGTGGTGCAGGCGGACAAGCAACTGATATGAAGATTCAAGTTGATGAGATGATGAAAATGAAAGAAAGATTGACACAAATATACGTAAATCACAATTCTGCTGGAAAGACATTTGATGAATTGACTGAGGCGATGGAACGTGACAAGTTTTTGTCAGCGGAAGAAACTGTTGCTTATGGATTAGCAGATAAAGTTATAACAAGTCGTTAAGAGAATCCAGGTACATAACTAAACATCTTTGCAGTTGTTATCTTTTGGGTGGCTATTTTTTGATTTACTTTGCCATTCTTCTTTATATCTTTTTGAATTTCGTCTGTTATTGAATACCAATCACTAGCATTTATTAGTTTAATAATTGAACTATTTTCTATAGTTGAAGTTCCTTCGTTAAAGAAATGATATAACAAAGCATCATAATGTGGTTGTGATATTTTTACTGTAATGAACCTCTCTAATACGTTACCAATGTTTCGTAATTGTTTATCTAAAATAAACTCTGCCATTCCTTTTGTTATCTTATTAGACGTAATGTCTACTCGTGTAGATGCAACAGTAATGTATCTGTAGTTTACTTCAGTATCAGATATTTTATAATTATATCCAACTACATTGTTGCTCACGGTGAGTATTGGCTTATTATCTAATCTAATTGCGTCCTTGCTTTTAGATGAAAAAGTCAAATCTTTTACATCTTCTAAGTTCACTTTTACATGAGATAGTGTATATGTGGGATTGCCACTTTCGTTGTATCCTGTTCCTAAAAATGTACCAGTATCTGTTATGACGTGTAATGGCAACTGTATGTAATTTAATAATGAACCTTTTCTCTTGTCGTATATCATATTAAAATCCTTTACTGGCGTTGCCTGATTCAATTTGCGCCCATATCTTTTTAGATTCTATGGCAGAGTCTGACGCAAACTTGCTCGTAGATAATTCATTAGCATGTAGTCTAATATAAGGTTCATGTGTTGGCATACCCGATACAATAGTATTTGTTACTTTAGTATTTTCTAAATCTTGCATATCTTCCATCTCGCCAACTAGAACGAGTTCTGATTCAGGCGCAAGAGGACCATTTAGATGTAAGAGTCCACCAGTAGTTACTACACAATTAACTCCAACATTGATATTCATTCCCGCTTCACTCTGTAAAAATTGATTACCTTTGCTACGCAAATGTATCTCTTTGTCTGAGTTAATTTTTGTATTACCTTCAATACTGTGTATGTAAATATTTTCTTTTGCTTCGAGGTTGATATTCTTGTCTGCACGAATATTAAAATCTTTCTCAGTTCTCATACTTATCGACCCCTCTCCGTACACCATAACTTCGCCATTGGCTCCTACTTCTATCCAACCTGTGCCAGAACTATTAACAACGTAAATGAAATCATTTCCGCCATCTAATATAATACCAGCACCCGAAGATGTCGTTACTCTTATTTGCTCTGGATGAATAGTACCATCAGGTGCAATACTTCCGTCATCTATCGAAACAGCAGAGCCACCTGATGTTTTGAATCCCATAACTTTAGAATGTTGAGTTACTTGTTTACTGTCCTTTACATATCCAGCATCTCTACGAGGATTTGTAGTTGTATGTCCCCTTAGGTCATCAGTGAATGTTCCTTGGTCGCCAATTATTTTATTTCTATCACTGTTCTTTATTTCTTCAGCGGCAGTCTCAACATCTTCTTCAAAAACATAATCTTTCATTACTGGTATATCTGTGAATATACCTTCTCCCATACCAGAGCCGTCAATCTTTGGATTTCCTTTAACACCCCCACTAACAATATCTACCACATTTCCAGAAGTGGCGAACCAAAATCCCTCACCGGCAGAACCTTCATTAGCAAAAAACACAAGAATCGTTGTGCCTTGC